ATGGCCGTGAAGAAAGGCCGGAATCCTTCCACCATCCCTTCGGTGACTTTAATCAAACCCGCAATGCCGTCGATAATTTTCTGGATGAATTCGTGCAAATCTTCCACATCAGTTAAATCGAGGTTGCCCAGATATTCGCCGAACGCTCCGCCCAGATCCTTGACCGAGGATATCAACTTGGAAAAGTCCAGTCCCTTCATGGCTTCCGGCAAGGCTGTGGCGACGCCCGCGAACCATGTGGAAAGTCCTTTGGACGCATCATTCAGGGCGGCAAACAAAGGATCGAAAGCGCCCTGTTCAATGGCCGTATGAATGCCTTTCAAGAGGTTGCCGATGGAACCGGCAATGCCCGCGCCGGACGCCTCCAGCTTTGTGCCGACGTCAATCAACAGCACCTGGGCGGTATTGGCCAGCATCTGGCTTTGATTGTGAAACGTGGCGACCATTTTTTCATACGCGGCGGCGGAGCTGCCCGTAGAATTATTGATCTGATCCAGAGCCTTGTTAAAAAACGCCATGCCGTCGCCGGTCAGCTGCATAGCGCCGTTCAGGGCGCGCACTTCGTTGAACAGCGTCGCCATTTTATCCGCGCTGCCGCCGGTCGCCTTCATCACATCGGCGATTATTCCTTCAAAGCCCCGAGCTTTCAGGGCCGACGCGCTGAAATCCAGCCCGAGTGCGGCGGCGGCTTTGGCCGCTTCCTGGGACGGCTGGACGATTGTCGTGATGACGCCTTTAACCGCGGTAATGGCTTCAGATGTTTCCATGCCTTTCGCGGTCAAAGTCGATATGGCGGCGGATAGCGATTCAAAAGAGACGCCGAAATTGGCGGCGATACCGACAACCTGACCCATGGACTGGCCAAGGTCATCGATGGTCTGCTTGCCGATCAGGGTGGAGGTGAAAAAGACATCATTGAGGTGTCCGACGTCTTTGATGGAATAGCCGTAGGCGTTCATCGTGCCGGTCAGCAGATCGACAGTCGTGTTGAGATTGGCATTATTGGCAACGGCCAGCTGTTCCGCCTTGCCCATGAACTCCAGGGATTCGCTGTACTTGATACCGGCTTGCGCCGCCGTGTACAATGCCGCATTGATATCCGTGATGGATTTGACCGATCCTTCGGAATAGCTCAGCACCTGGTCGCGGTATTTTGCCAGATCGCCGCCCGTGGCGTCAACGGATGTGCTGATCAGGGCGAATCCCTGGTTGAAATCGGATGATGCTTTGATCGCCAGCGCCATTCCACCGACTACCAGGGCGGCCAGGGCCGCATCAACCTTTAAAACGCCGTCGGCCACTTTAGCCAGCGGTTCGGTGATCTGACCGGCGGCAAAACTCAAGCTTTCAAATTTGCCGGCAAGCTGCGTGGCGGAGCCGGTCAGCGACTTGTCTTCGCCTTCAAAGATTATTTTTACTGTTTTTTCGAGATCGGCCATGTTGATACCCATCTTTCAGAACAAGGGGTTGCAACCCCTTGTTCTATGTTCCTGGATTCCCCGGTCCAGCCGGGGAATGACAAAAGGTCTGGATTCCCGCCTGCGCGGTAATGACACAAAAGGAATTATTTCGCTTTAATCGACGAATAATATTTTTCCCAGAGGCCTGTTTCTTCAGGGGTCAAATATCCCTGCGGGAAGATATCCGGCCTCAGCTCAAAGAGAAATCTCCCCCTGGCATAGCCCAGGGCAAGGCTGGCGCGAATTTCTGCGTCCTGCCAGAGGGCTTCTATTTTCCCGGCACTTGGCCCCTGCCCGAAAGCTCCATGATCTTGTTGGTGATCTGGTAAAACTCAATCGGGAATGTTTCGCAAACCTTCACGGCCAGATCCAGCGAACAGACCGGATCGACCGACCCGGCGACAAGGTGCTCAATACGTTTGGCGATATCCTGCGGCGTGTCCTTGCCCACGCCCAAAACATCCTTGGCCGCTTCCACGGTTTCCTGCGTCACGGTAGTCATTAAACCGGATATGAGCATGTTGACGGATTCGCGCTTAGTCGCGGCTTCCGCGCACCGGCCGATTTCCTGACCAGTAAGACCACGGACGATAAATTCCGGTTTGCTTTCTTCCTCGAAAAATTCCTTCATATCGGGAACGGGCACCGCCTCGGTGCGGTGTTTGAAACTTGTCTGTAAAAATTTGTTGACGTCAAAAGCCATGTTTTCTCCTTAGAACAAGGGGTTGCAACCCCTTGTTCTGTTATTCACTATTTATATTCACTGCTTTTAAGTCGTAGTTACTTCGACTGCTGCTTCTTCGGCGCTGACGGTGCAGGAGGCCTGGATCTGGTCGCCCGCGGGGAAGGTGCGCGATACGCCGAAAATCCCCTGTTCCAGCATGTACGGCGTGGAGTTGTACCGGCTGGGGAAGAACTTGAACCAGAGGTTCTTTCCTTTCTGGGCGATGAGCGCATCAGATAAACCGTCGTTGAGATAAGCGGTAAACGTGCTCTGCTTCAAGCTCTTGCTGGACGATCCCAGCGTCTGGCCATAAATCTGGGTTGACGACACGGAGTAGGTTTCTTCCGCCGGAACGAAATCAGATGATTTCTGGACGTCGGTGAAAGACGGCGTGTAGTATTCCGCATAGACTTTCTTCGGTACCGGACTGACCGGCGACGCCTCGGAGTGGATCAGGGGCAGAGCGGAGGTGAAAAGGACTCCGGCATAGCCCAGAGCGCCGTTTTCCACGTTCGAGCGTTTTACTTCCCAGGTGGGGTAATCGTACCGCTCGCAGCTCGAACCGACTACCTGCTTGATTTCATCGGCGGTAATAACGCCGGGCGTAGCAGACGACAACCAGACCTGACAAATCTCAATGGACGTCGGCAGGATGTAGGGAGGGCCTCCCGCCGCGCCGCGGGTATCGGAATGCGATGTTCCTTCCGTGCCCTTGACGGCGGCGATTGCGCCCGCGCCGGTTATGGTCACCGAATATTTGACGTGGCTGGCCGCGGGCCGGGGAATCGACAGGTCAGCATCCGCGCCGACCGATGTTAAAACGCCCGCCAGATAACAGGTCAGGGCGGCGATATCGATCACGTCGTTGCCGCCCGATGCGGCGATGGACGCCAGTCCGCCGGTCACTAATCCGTTCGGCGTGACTACGGGCGTATAGCCGTCCACGTTGCTCCATAAGGTGCTCGCGCTGCGGAAGTCCAGGTGATCTCCCTGGTCGGTCAGCGCGACCGCCGCAACTTTGTTTTGCCCGGATTCGTACTGTATTTTTGCGTTTTCAGCTGTTGCCATGATTTATTTCCTCCTTTAAGGTTTCTTTTTTTCTGGATTCCCGCCTTCGCGGGAATGACAATTACTATTTATATTCCCCGGAATACGTAAAGCATTCCCCATTCGCCCAGGTCGGTCATGATTTCCGGCTGGACGCCGTACCATTCCGCCCACTCGTTCCGCGTAATTCCCTGTCCGACGACTTCCTGTTCCGGGCAAACTATCAATATATGTTTCGCGATCCGTCGCGCCTGTTCGAAGCATTCCCGCTGCAGCGGGGCCAGATGGTGCCAGACCCGCAGCGCGACCAGCAGATCGTAGCGCTTATCTTGCACCGGCCAGGGAAATTGCCGGATGTCGTGGCGGTAGGTCGGTTCAAACCACGGCGTCGGCCATGATCCGTTCGGCATATCCAGGGTATCGCTCCCTTGAACCAGCGGGCAACCGAAAGAACCGATCTCGAGTACGCTTTCCGGATTGAGCTTTCGAATTTCTTCTATGGCCTCGCTGTGGTATATCCAGCGCGCGCGGTAGCTCTTCCACTGCGGATCATGCCGGGCGTTTTTTTCGTATTCCTGAAAAGTGAGGTAGCGCAGCCATTCCCAGTTGGTCACTTCTTTAACGCCCATCGCCGCCAATATAGACGCCCGGTTCTTGCCGTCGCCGATGTACAATTGCCCATCCCGGCGAATAAGCATATTCGGTCCCATTTCCGGAAGATAGCCTTTGGCCTGAATAGAGCGAAACAACGGGATGTGCAGCTTTTCGGTGCGAATGGCGGCCGCTTCGTAAATCACTTCATCCGGTGTTTCCTCCCGGCTGGCAGGCAGGGGGACGTTCAACCGGCGGCAGGCCGCCGGGACAAAATCAGCAGTGCAGCGCTCTTCGAAGCGAATTTTGTACTGCGAGGCCAGATATTCGGCGATGATCTGCTTTCCCCGGTGGACGCTACCCTGCAGCATCGCTTCATATCCCCGCATCAGCGGGCCGCCGACAACGGGGACTGCGGGATCACATAAATAATAAAGCCGGTTCAGGCTCAGGGGTCTCATTCGCCGGACCTCCCGATGATGATGTAGCGGCGTTTATGCTCGGGGCTGGTATGCGTTTCGACGATAGGCCAGTATTTCGCCATTTCCGCCGCCCAGCCGTCCATTTCCATTTTTATCGTTGTCCGATCCTTGCCCAGGCGGACATCCGGCCAGTCATAGACCTCAACAATCAGGTTTCGGCAGGTGCGGCGCATTTCCCGTTGAATGGCGTCGAGCTTGGCCGGGTCCACCAGCATGAGGACGTTGATGCAGATTCCCCAGTCGGCAACGGGAAAATCTTCAGGCAGGCTTTCCAGTGGCGAAACGGCATAGGTGAGCTTTTCTCCAATCAGCTTTTTGGTCGGCTCTTCCAGGGCGTTGTCGGCAAAATCGACCATATTGATCTTCGCACAATGGCCGATCAACCCCAGTTCGGCGCGTCCCGTGCCCGAACCATAGTCATTGACTTCCAGCCCCTGCGGGATAAACTGCTTTAAAAAGGGGACAAGCCGCTGGGATGTCGAGCCCAGGCGGTATTGGCCTTTGTCCCAGATTTCTTCAAATTCTTTGCTCCATGCTGCGCTGTTTTGCATTTAAAATCCCTTCTGATTGTTCTATGCTCCTGGATTCCCCGGTCAAGCCGGGGAATGACAACCTGTAAATAATTCTTACAAGTTCGATTATTCCTGGATTCCCGCCTACGCGGGAATGACAATTCACTCGTCACTCGTCACTATTTACTATTTACCCCACGCATCCTTTACCCAGCCGCCGCATTCGGGGGGCTTGGGCTTGCCTTCAAACAGGACGATCTTTGCTTCCGGCGGGCAGGAGTTCTGCAGCTTGCGTAGCTTGTAGCTGGGCGTCCAGTCGTAGGGAAATGTCATTTCATTAGGCAGCATCTTCGTTATCCAGTCCTGATCGCCAAACAGCTTCCTGGATTCCGGGTTAAATTTGTTCCAGACTTCGGCCCGTGCGCCCACTTTCAGCATAAAAGCCGACGAGTTATAGCCCTTGTCTTCCGGCCTCAGTTCGGGCGGCCAATCCTTGCAGATGACAAATTCTTTGTCGATTTCGATCATCTCATCGAGGCAGGACATGACCAGCACATCGAGATCGAGAAATAATATTCTTGGTGTATTAATGCCAGGCAGGGAAGGCCGGAAAAGGTCGATCTTCTGCCACCAGCCGGAATTCTCGCTCATCGGCGGAACGGTTCGGATGCAGGGATCAATCCCCTCGGTGTTGTCAGTGATGCAGACGAAGTCAAAGCTGACCATGTGAATATGGCGCTGTACCATTCTGTACAACTTATTGACGTATTCCGGGCTGTACTTGTCGCCAACTTTGATGCAGACGACCGTTGTTTCCGGCGTGCCTTTTATCCGCGCCCATACTTCGTCGGTGAAGTCGGCGGCGCAGCTGACGGGCGAAAGCAGTTCATCGACGGCCTGCTTGACGCCGGGAAATTCGTGATAGTCATGCCCGGTGATCCAGCCGCCTTTTTTGATTTTCGGCAGCCAGGCCAGAATGTCCCGCTTGCAGCCTTCATAGGTGTGATCGCCGTCGATAAAGACGAAATCCAGGGATTCATCCGGCACACGGGCCGCCGCTTCCAGGGAATCCATTTCGAGGATGGTGCAGCGGGGGCCGTACTTCCCGGCTAGTTGATAAAATTCCGCCCGGTTTTCAATGTGTTTCGGATAGACGCAGCTTCCGCTGTGATCCTTCCAGGAATCGACGGCGTACATAGATAAGCCCGCTACGTTGTCCAGCAGGTAAAAATGAGTCCAGCCAACCAGACAGCCAATTTCCGCGCCTTTTCCCCAGCCGTATTTTTTGGCCATTTGCGCCAGAAAGTTCCGGCGTTGATCACGTTGTCCAACTTTGTTCAGCATTTAATTTCCTTTCTTACTCGTTACTATTCACTCGTCACTCGTCACTGCCGTTGATCCATTCCGCCGTCGGTGCGCCCAGTAATTCTTTTGTCCAGCCGGACATTGACCGCACGGTATCCCGGATCATGTCGGCACACAGCAGCCAGCCCCGCTGATATTTTATGTATTTCCCTTCATCCAGAGGGCACCCGCAGACGATTATTTTCCGGTACCCGAGCCGCAAACCAACTTTTACGGCCAGCAATGCCGACGATCCGCTGTAGCCCATTTTTTCGGGTTCCGGCGGCGTCAGTTCCCGGAAGACATACACCACATCTTCGTAATAAGGTTCATGCGAGTAAGTGATTATGTCCATGTTTCCGCCCAACAATCGGCGGCGCTTGAAAAATCTCGGGATATCAAAGGGCTCATAGCTGGCAAAATATTCATAGCGGCCCAGCCACTTATCCGCCGCATCCAGCCCGACGGCCAAATAATCCGCGTCGATGCCTTTTACTGCTCTTAGATCGGCGATGGTGCAGGGCGCCGATCCAACGATAACCAATATTTTTTTCATATCTTCTGCTTCCTGGATTCCCCGGTCGAGCCGGGGAATGACAATTTATTATTTACAATTCACTCGTTACTCGTTACTCGTCACTATTCACTGCCGTTAAGCCACTGCGTTGTCGGAGCGCCGACAAAATCGCGGGTCCAGCCGGACATCGAGCGCACTTTGTCTTTTATCTCATTGATTTTCGCTTCCCAGCCCTTGCGGAAAACTTCATAATCGTTGCCCTTGTCGTTCTTGCCGGTAAGCGGACAGCCGCAGACAACGATCTTTTTATAGCCTTCCTGGATACCGGCATGGACACCCAGCAGGGCGGATGATCCAGAAGGAACGCCGACCAGCGGGATGATGATATTGACCAGGCCTTCATGCTGCTGGTGGGAAATGATTGTCCAGTCGGTGTTTCCGCCCGCTTTGGCCCGGCGCTCTTTGGACATGACTATTTCCGCAGGGTGGTAGGTAGCGAAATACTTGGCCGGGAAGAGACATTTATCGACGGAATCGAAGCCGATGAGCATGACGTCGCAGGCTGTGCGCTCATCGCCATAGGAATACATGGGAAGCATACCTTGATAGATCGAGGATAATGCCTGCAGATCATCCCCGACGTAGGGAGCGGATCCGACGATTATTAAGATTTTGCTGTTCATTTTCATGTTTTCTTCCTGGATTCCCGCCTCCGCGGGAATGACATTTTTACTATTTACTGTTTACTATTCACTATTTACTTCACTGTGCATACGGATCATCGAGCTTTGTGTGGTACGTTACTTCCAGGTTGATATATGCACCGACGGTCAGTTGACCTTCATCCGGGTATTCATCCAGGCCGCCGCCCGCGTAGACAATGCCGTCAATATAGGCGCTGCGGTTCCAGCCCGTGGGCGGGCTGGTTGTGGTGTCGTATTGCGATAAAAAACATTTTTTCAGGTCGCCCAGGATCTGTTCGGAGACAACCGAAGGATTGGTCAAGCCATGCACGGCAATTCCTTCAATTTTAAGCTGCATCGTGCAGGCGCTTACGCCGTATTGATTCTCCGCTTTTTCCGCGCCCGGCCAGAGTACGCTGGCGGGCAGTTCATCCGGGTCGATTGTTTTGCGGGCGCGAAAGGCATTCGCGCCGATATTGGTGTTATAGCCGTTGGCCGTGGTGATGACGGCCCCACGGGTTAAAAAGTCTTTGATGATTGTTTCGCGGATTGTGTCAGCCATGTTTTCTTCCTTTTCCGGATGCGGCTATATTTTGCTGAATTCGTAGTCGGTTTCGTGCTGCAGGTTGTTATGCAGACGAAGACCCGCCTTGGACAGCACGTTCTTCATTACCGGCTCGTTGCTCATGATGTCGGGAACACGCGGCCCGTACAGTTCTTTGATCTTCAGCCGGTATTGCCGGGGCAAGGCGGCATAAGTCATTTGGGGGTTGACCGGCTTCTTCGAACCGCTATGCCATTTGCGCCAGAAAACTCCCTTGTGTTCACTTGTTTCTCCTCTTTTGGAAGTATTGGTCATGACGGCAATAAAAGCCCCCGGCACTATTTTCCGGGTGCGGTCTTTGCGCACCTGGACGGATACGCCTTTTTTTGTCTGCCGGGAGGAATAATCAATCAGGGCCAGAGGCTTGCCGGTGCTCGATATGGCGGCGGTCATGTTGCCGGTGGTCGCTTTTGAAATCTTAAATGTTTCGTCCACGGCTGCTTTTTTCGCGGTGATGACCGTGCGGATCTCGGCGGAGGCGTCGGTTTTGACGCCGGTCAGGGTCTTGTTCAAGGCCCGGACGGTGACGCGCTCGGGAAGGCCTTTAATGCCTCCCAGCATGCTCTGCACATTCAGCAGATCGGCTTCATCGATTTTGATGGTAAAAGCAGCCATATTCTTTCCTGGATTCCCGCCTTCGCGGGAATGACGTTTTTACTATTTACTGTTTACAATTTACTATTTACTGTCTTTTACGTAACTATCACTTTCACGGTCAGGCCGTCGTTTTCTTCTATCGACTGCACGGTGAAGGTTTCCGTTCCGACGGTAAAGGTATCGCCGCGATCCGGCTCGTTGATTATTTCCGCGAGCTGCGCTTCTATCGTGGTGCCACGTTCCCAGACCTGCGCCTGCAGGGACGTCGGCTGCATTAATACGTTGCGCTCCAGGATAACCCGGCAGGGTATCGCCGCCCCGCCTGCAGGCGTGAAGGTCGCGTCTTCTCCCACGGCGGAATTGAAAATATCGGCTACGGCTTGAGCAAAGGGATCGGTCATGATTAGCCCAGCTCCTTTTGCACTTGTTCCAAAGTGGCCATGACCGGCAATTTGTGAAAATAGCCGGGGGCCGCAATAACGACCGAGGTCTTAATCTTCGGTTTGATAAAATCCATCACTCTGTCGATCATGGCGGCTATGTAATCGCGCCATGATGTTTTTTTGTTTCTGTCGTTTAAGGCGTTATAGTATTCCTGAAATTCCTCATAAACTTTCGCCGCCGTGAGTTTGTCGACAACGGGATCGCTGTCGCACCGGCAAAGATAATCATGGATCGCGCCACCTTCCGGGTTGGTGCCCCGTAAAACGGGAATCGACTCTTCGTCATAGATAAAGCCTGCGGGGATCTCCGACCATCTGCCCAGGATCATCGAAAAAAACGGAAAGGGCGCAATCGTGCGGACAAGTTTCGTCCCGGCAATGCGTTCAAGTTTGATTGTTCCTCTGACAGCTGTTTTCATCATCCCCCCAGATACCCGGCTATCAGTCTGTAGATGCTGACGCCGTATTTATTCCAGCCGAACTCCAGGGCCAGCGCTTCCAGGCGGACGTAATAACCGATCACTTCGCCTTTTTCCCGGTCGGTCAGTTCTTCTTTCGCCGCCAAGACATCCAGGGCGTCGATGATTTGCTGCACTTTGACCGGCAATTCTGTTTCATAATCGTTGGCGTAGATTCCCCGGATTTGCCCCGATACATAAGGCCACGCCTTAATCGACTCAGCCGCGGCCAGACCATCCTGTGCCGATGTTTGATAACCGGCGCCGATTCTAACGCCGATACCGGTAGCCAACCGGCTGGATGTACAGCCCGCCATGACAACCGTCATCAATGTGCTTATTAATATCAGTGCTTTAAGTTTCATGTTTCTCTTTGCTCGACTTATTAGCTCATGGCTATCAACTACTAACTATGAACTTTTCTTCTTTTTCCGTTTTTGCCGCTTGGCTTTCTTCGCGGCTTCTTTGCGCCGTACGGTTTTGGTGATCATCCTTCAGCCCTCAGCCTATCTGATAGTAAAGCGCCCACCAAAATATATAAATCTGCCAGGGTGCACCGATTAAGTAAGCCATATTTATTTCCCGTATTTCATGGCGAAGCCGATGATCATTAATGTTATCGCTCCGCCGACTATTGTTGTCATAACGGTTTTCAGGACGACACCCTTACACTGTTCAGTGTAGCTGATCATTTCTTCAATAAATTTGTGCTGCCTGTAATGTGTTTCCCGGTCGATATAAAATTCTTTCAATTCTTCCTGCAGCGCTTCTTTAACCGCTACTTTAACCGCTTCCAATTCCATTGACCCGACTCCCAGAATTCAAAATATAGAACAAGGGGTTGCAACCCCTTGTTCTTATCAATCATACTTATATCGCCGCGCGCAGCACCTGATACTGGAACGTATCGTTGGCGGTCGGAATGCCTTCAGTGGTGACGATGATCGCCGCAGGCGACTCCTGGGGTACGGCGGTAATGATGCGATTGGACGGAGACGCGGCGGAATCGACTCCCTGCTGGACAAAGACCAGGTCCGTGGCCAGTATGCCGGTGACGGGGATTGTCGTTGTCGTGGAAGGCGCAGGAGACGCCACAACGGTATGTTTTCCGGCGGCAAAGACGTTATAAGCGGCATTATCCACACCGGACGGCTGGACGATCTTGACGTTGATCGTGGCAGTGGTTCCGGTGGTCACTACTTCCAGGGCAATGCCAAAGAATTTTCCTGATTTTTTCTTGGACAATGTGGTTGTGCCGTCGTGATACAGCCTGTCGCCGATGGCGACGGCGCTGTTTCCGGCGTCGTCCACGGCCTGGACGCTCAAATCATAGACGCCTTCGGTGTCGATTACCGCTTTTCCATTGGCATCATAACTGGTCTGGGCAACGCCGCGAATGGCATTGCCGACTACAACGGGATCGCCGGAAACGATTGCCGCTCCGACTGTTAAATACAGGAGCTTTCCGTCCTGAACTTTATTGGTAGCCATGATTTTTCCTCCTATTTCTGGATTCCCGCCTTCGCGGGAATGAC